AAAAACGTTTTCTAAGATACTTTGTCCAAAAGGCCAATAACGGTCTAAACCTTCTGTCAAACTTAAATGTACAACATGTTTCGCATCAATTGCGGCTTCATTTAATCCTAAATTAAAACGACTACCTGTTGTCCCTGCATTTGTACTTGGTGCTGTATATCCGGCGCCAGCAAAACCGCCGCCTGTACCACCAAAGCCAGTAGCAGTGTTCATTCCAAAGTCTGTAGTTGTTTTTTCAGCAATACTTAAATTTTGTAAGTTAGGATTAATGTCTTTGATAACATATTGTTCCGGTAATTTACCTTCACTTTCGTTAACAATAACTTTGCTAACTTTGGTCATGTCAACCCAATATAGTTTGAAGTTTTCAGGGTCACGTACAAAAACTTGATCCCCATACTTGATAGTATTACGGAAGATTTTAAATGTTCTACTGTCTAATTCATTCAACTTACACCACTGTTGTAATTGCTTTTTAATCAATTCAACTTCATGGGGTGTTGGTTCGTCACGAAATTCAATTTCAAATGGTGTGTTATTTTGGTCATTTTTCTGTGTACTGAACTCAGCAATAATATCTAAACATGCATTAATTTCAGCATCTACATCCATCATTTCATATTGATTATAACGTTCAATACGATTTGGATGACCAGTGTAAACTTCTGGTAAACGACTTTGATAGTTCTTGTAACCAAATTCGTTATTATTATATCCACCGGTCGGTTGTGTGTTTAAACCGGCTTGTCCGTTCCATGCACCGGTATTATTATTATACCCGGAGATAGGACTTAATTGACCAGTAAGATTGGAAAAACGCTTTTTATATGACATAGTTAGATATTTATCACTTACGCACGGCTGTATGTCAATATTTCAGCTTGAATACTATTGTTATTACGTTGCTCACTTATTAAGGAATCCAATTTATTGCTAAACATATTAAACGCATCTGTTAATTTAGATCCAGTATCACTCGTTATACCACCGGGTACTGTCTGAGTCATTAGTTCTTGCTTGTATTGTTCCAAACTAGTTTTCTGAACATCTTTCATTACATTGATTAAATCTTTTTCAAATTTTACATTTTCATTTTTCCCATGAAGCATAACCGGATAACCGGCATCTTTTTCACTAAACAATCCACCATGTTTACCGACTTCACCAGAAAAATTTTCATTAGTCAAATTATTTGATTTAATTTTATTTTTGCTACTAAATGTATTAAATGCATCCGACAATTTAGACCATATATCAGTAGTTGTACCACTTGGCGATATTTGATCCATTAATTCGTCTTTGTATTTTTTTAAACTAGTTTTTTGAACATCTTTCATAAAAGTTGTTAGCTCTTTTTCAGGCCACACACTTTCATTTTTACCATGAAGCATAACTGGATATCCAGTATCTTTACCACTAAACAATCCACCTTGTCTAGCAACTTCAACGTGAAAGTGTCCACCTGTCCAACCACCTGATCTTTCTTTATACTCATTTTTAACGTAACTAGCACCTGTCATTCTTAATAGTTTAGCAATACGGTCACTTTCCTCACTAGTTGGATCGTATCCTAAACTAAAATCAAGTGCCTTTCCTACAAGATGTTTACTTTTTGAATTCTTGTCTCTACGGTCTTGGTGATATCGATCATTTAATGCAGTAAAGATAGCGTCAGGATACTCATCTTGAATTTTTTCTGCCATTGCCAAAAGAGCCGGGCTAGCTTCACCTCCGCCTGTTCTTTCAGCACGTTTGCCACCAAAGTTTAATTTACTTAACACATCCTCTGAATTTCGACCTGCCATCGACGGAGCCAATGACTCTCCGGCTGCTTTACTTACATTTTGCTCTGGTTGGGATAATCCAGATTTATCTGGTCTACTTGAAGAAGCGGATTCTTCAAAAAATTTACTTAAATTAGTAGGAGAAAGTCCTGGTATTATACCTTTACTTGACATAAAATCAATAAAGTTTGCCATCATTTTAGCAAGAGCAGTTACGACAGTGTTTAATAAACCAAATACTGATACCAATCCCTTAGCTGCTTCTGCTAATAATGCATCATACATTAAATTTTTTGCTCTATTTTGTTGTTCACTTTTTAAATTTGTTTCTGTTTGGTCTTCTTGCTTAACCATTGTCTCTATTATTGCTTTCATTCTTTTGTCAAATTCTTTTTGATCTGTATTCGTTAATGCAAGTGCGGCATTAACCATTTCAGCATTAAAACCCATTTGTTTAAGTTGTCCTTCTGATAATCTAAATGTAGTTGATAATGGCCCAAGACTAGCCATAGTATTTTTTGCAGTAGTAACAAGTCCTTCTTGAAAGAATGCCATTCCTTCTTTTTGAGCCCGCATTGCTAATTCATATTCTTTATTACCACGTTGGTAACTGGCTGCGCCTGCTTCAGTTGTGATACTACCAAAATTTACAATTCTATCTTTTAATCCTGCGGCAGCTTCTGCTCCAAACGCTGCCTGATAAGCTACCATATATTGTTGAAGATTAGCTGCCTCATCTTTGTTCATTGTAGACAAATGTAGACTATATCGTGCATCTGCCATTTGTGCATCTCTGAGTTTTTGTTGCTCGTCACGAGTCATTCCAGTAAGTTCTTGTAACCCTCTCATCTCAACAAGATATTTTTGACTTTCTTTTGTTAACTGTTCTGTTGTTTTTCCTTGAGCTTTACCCAATCTAGTTTGCATACTGATATAGTCTGCAACACCTTCACGTATAGTTTCGCTAGTATATCCAATACGGGTAAGCGATAATTCTAGTTGATTACCTTCACCTACAAAATTACTAACAACATCTAATAAAGCATTTTTTCCAGATGTTACACTGCCGCCAAATTTTACTAAATCTTGTGAGATTGGTTTTAAAAAACTTGTTAATTTTTCATACTCAGAACTTATCAAACCAATACTACTTAAGTCAGCCTGTAAACCTTTTATACCATCTTGAGTTATACTACCTAATTCACTTAAATCACGGAAACCTTTTAATAAATTATCATTTTGTTTAAGCGCACTATCTACAAAATCCCCGAATACTTTTATTACTCCGCCTACTACAAATCCTAACTTACCAAAAGTTCCGGCAAAGTCACCTATAGCACCAGTGGCACTTGTAACTGAATCTCCAAATTTACCAAATCCATCGGTACCGCTGATAAGTGCTTTAGTAAAGTCTATACCACTTTTACCTAATTGCTCACCAAATTTCTTTAATCTATCTCCTGCTTCTTTGGCAGCTTTAGCTAATGCTAATTCTTCTTTTTGCGCTTCGGTTAGAGGTGCAACGGACGAGTTTATTAACTCAAAGAACTTGTTCATGTTCTCTATTTGTTCAGGGGTAAAAGAATCAGCCATAGTTTAGGGAAATAAATAATTTACAATGTATTTAGTCATTCAATTTTAGGAGTTTTAATGTCAACTAATCCACTACAACAATATTTCCGTCGTCCAGCTTTATATCTTAAATTACCTAGTCAAGGGGAAGGTTATCCTGAAAATAGCATAGAATTCCCTGAAAACGGTGAGTTAGCTATATTTCCAATGACTGCAATTGATGAGATTACCGCACGTACACCGGACGCATTATTTAACGGGGTAGCAGTAATAGAAATCATCAAAAGTTGTGTACCATCAATAAAAGATCCATGGCAAATCTTACAAATTGATCTAGACCCTATTTTGTTAGCAATCAAAATGGCTACTAATGGATCTACTATGGAATTTGATACTGTATGTCCATCATGCGAAGAACCTAATAAGTACGATATTAATTTAACACAATTATTAAATGAATATAAACCAGGGGAGTATAATACCCCACTAAAACTAGACCAACTTTCATTGAAATTTTGTCCATTAAATTATAAACAAATTAATGAAACCAGTGTCATCCAATTTGAAATTCAACGTGCTTTACGCATTATACAAGACATGCCGGACGGTGATGAGAGAAATGCTAAATCAACTGAAGTTTTAAGAAAAATGAACCAAGTTACAATGGATATCATTGTTGAAACAATAGAATATATTTCTTCACCGAATGGTATAGTATTGGATAAGAATTTTATTAAAGAATTTTTAGAAAATGTTGATGTAAAAACATTTGAAAAGATTAAAGATATCTCATTAGAATTAAAGAAATCAACAGATACAAAACCATTAAAATTCAAATGCATCAATTGTAGCCATGAATACGAACAACCTTTCAATGTGAACGTATCCGATTTTTTCGGATGAAACTTCTTATACTTAACTCCGAAGCAGTTAAGAAGTGGTTGGATAATTTAGAGGAGGAAGTAAAAGATATTAAAGCAGGATGTTTAAAAATGTCTTGGTTTATGAGGGGCGGAGTTAGTTATGTTGATATACTTAACATGAGTACCGATGAAAGAAAAACCATTAATAAAATTATTGAAGAAAATCTAGAAACTACAAAAACTAGTAGAATGCCATTCTTCTAATCCGTTATTATTCATTTGCATACAATTAGGGTTATTACCTTATTTTCATTTAATAGATGAACTTCGTTCATCTCAGAACTCGCTATTGCTCGTTCTGGATTGTATTGTTTTTATTCTTATCTAGATTTTTAATTTTGTTTATTAAGGAATATATTGCCGCTTAGAAGCCATGGTAGTGCAAATTTGCACTACCAATGGTTAAGGTCATTTGCCATGCCCGTCATCCTTAGCTATCTATTCCCCAGTTAATCACCGTTTTTATGATATTAACTGTCACCGGTTGTCCTGTAAATTGTTATGGGACTGTAGTGAGACTATCAAGTTTATTTCAACTGACGCCTCGACAACGCATGTTACATACCCGCAAGATAGAATTAGATATGTACTCATTGTAGGTTCCCTAGAAAGATTGCCTACTCGGTGTTCCTATGTTATTGCTAACATACATACTCCAGAATCTAACGGCACAGCACAATCTGTACAATCTCAAGGAGGACTGACAACTCAGCCAACGAATTTTTATATTATGTTGTTTCTAAAGTTATTATTTTTGGTTTTGACGTGGTGTCTGTTGATAAACCTGAGTATAATTTTACTAAGTCTTTGTTTTGTTTGAAGAAGGTTTCGAACTCTGTTAGATACCAATCACCATACTTCTTACTTCCATAAAATATGTAATTATCCATAATCCATGTAAATTTAGGTTGTACAGCAACATAACGACCCTTACGATTAAACTTCATAAAAAGAATATTTAAATCATTTGAATCTTCTACATCTAACAGTTGTCCAATCCACGAATCAAGTTGTTTGCATTCACCTGTAAGTATTAGGTGAAAAGGAAAGTCCGCATAGAACTTACACTCTGCATTCATTTTGCTGAAACTCTGTCCCGGAACAATATCGCCCTTAAAAGAACGAATCTGTCCCTCATGTAAGAATTGAGTTCTGGCTTGATTCTTGCCACCCACATATGCACCGGATCCAGGAGCACGAATGAAACTTTCACCGTACAATTCTGATAGAAATTTTGCAATTTCCCGTTCAAAACCTGAACCTTTATTCTTTTGTGGACTTGACATACTGTTACTTATCTGTAATTTACCATTGTGAATTATTCTATATCAACTGCTGTATTGTATGTAGTAAAACCATTTTCTTTTACCACTTTTAATACGCTAGGAACACGACCGGCTAATTCTTCTCTATGACTAACAAGCCAAATAGATTTCTGTCGCTTACGTGACATATCTTTAAGAATAGCAATAGCATTCTCAACACCCATTGTGTCTAATCCTGAATCAATTAATTCATCAATAAATAACGTATTAATAGGTGAATATAAGTTCTCCCATACATCACGGAAAGCAAAACTTAATCCAAGAATCAATCTATTACGTTCACCACGACTTAAATTGTCAAAGTCAAGTTCGCGGCCCAACTCTGTAATTTCAACTTCTAAATCATTTTTAAAAATAACTTGATGAGGTAACCCAATCTTATCTAAGTAATGTGTCAATCTACCGTTCAAGTAACTTAAGTTCTGGTCAATAATCTTCTTACGAACAAAACTATCTTTACTAGTCAAAATATCTAACAAGAACTTCTGATGTTCCATAGTCTTAGTTAGTTTGTTAATTGCTTCAAAGTCAATTGCTTGCAATGCGTTTGATTCCATTTCTGTCACTTGTTCTGCATACGGATCAGATTCAGCAGCCTTTGTTTCAATCTGTTGTAACAGCCCAGACACTTTACTACGATGTTCAATTGCTTGTGTTTCAGTGTCATAATGTGTAACTGGCATCGGACCTAATGTAACTACTGTTAACTCTTTGAGTTGTTCAGCATAGGGGTCAGACTCTTTTTCTTTTTCAAGTATCTTTGTACGAATGTTTTCTGCATCACTGCCATGACGAATTGCCTCAGCTTCTGTTTTGTAATGCGTTTTGGGCTTATCACCTAACTCAATAACTTTATCAGTTTGTTCTTTTAATTGTCGTTCTAACATATTTGCATGAACTGTAGATTCAATTAATAATTGTTCTTTATCAGCCAACACAGTAGCATGTTGTTCATCATGGAAATCTTGTCCACACGCATAACATGTATGATTTTGTAATGTAGCAACCTCTGTAGTCAGTTTAGTTATTAATTTTTTCTCTTTGTCTAAATCTTTTGTTAACCTAGTAATTTCTTTGTCTCGGTCAATAAGTTCTTTTGATTTTATATTATATTCGGCTAAAGCACGATGTGCTAAAATTTCTTGAACAATATCAATGTGGCTCAACTTAAGAACACTATCTTCTAAGTCATACAAATCTTTATCTTGTTTTTGTTTCCAAGCAGTTTGTCTAGCCGATAAAGCAGTGTATGTATCTTGTTGTTTTTTCTTTTCGTTCCAAATAACTAATTCTTTGTGCGCTAGTAATTCTTTTCCAATGTCAATTTTTATAAGGTCTTCATATTGAGATGCTAGATAAGCCAAATCACTTTCATGTTTCTTTTGCCAAAGACCTTGTCTACGCTTAAAACTTTCAATTTGTTCTTTGACTCGTTTATTGGCTTCTTCAATGGCTTTGACTTTAAATTCTTCTGCTTGTATATCGTCTTTTGTATTTTTAAGTAGAGTTTTGATAACCTCTGCTTTTTCTGATAACAAAGTAATACCCAACAACTGCTCAATAATTTCACGTTGTTCATTGTTCTTTAATGCTAAAAACGGTTCTGAATATGTATTCAATGCTACGATATGGCGGAACATGCTACTGGA